ATTCGTTACGATATAGTGCAACAGAAGTGGGTGGGTTCTAGAGCAAACAGTGCAGAAAACGCCGAAGTTGCTGGTGTTGTGAGTGGAGTTGCTGACTCCAATACGTTTCAGATTACCTATTCAGGATGGATAGACATTCCGCAATTTAACGGTTTGTCTCTGCCTGCAATGTTTTTGTCTGATGTTGTTGATGGTGGACTTACAGGTAGTCCTCCCAGTGCCATTGGTACAGTGGTAAAACCTGTGCTTGTTCGCGCTAGTAGTGGACAAGGCCATGTTGTGGTAAATTACCTGGGTACGCAGATTGGTGGGTCGTCCACTGTTGCCATTGACGAAATTCAACCTGTGGGCACAATCATGCCCTTTGCGGGATCACAAATTCCTGATACGTGGTTGGAGTGTAACGGCGTTTCGTATTCAACATCAACCTACGCAGAACTGTACAATCGCGTTCTGTACGACACTGAGCCTCGAGCCCCCATGTACGGTCATGTGGTCACGCTTACAGGTGTAAATGTATCTAATATTGGGGTTAATGATATCGTACAGTTCAAGAACAACACCAATATTTGGAGTGGTGGGCTGTACGATTCCAACGCAGAAATTATTGGTGTAGTACTTGCTGTAACTACAACCACTGCGGTGGTGCAGACCCTTCCAGTCTACAACTCCACTACCAAGACGTTCTCCAGTCCAAACGTGACATTCAAATCTGGAAACGGAACAGGAACAACACCTGGCATATCGGAGTACAGATTTTTAACTCCAGGTGGAGCAGTCATTAGCGGTGGAGGTTTAATATCTTTCACTGCAACTTCCATTACCCACTTTAATACGCCTGATATGCGTGGACGGTTTACGCTTGGAAGAAACGCTACTGCTCAGAGTGAAACTCTTGAAAGTGATACTAACTACTCCTCTTCTCTTGCTGCGTATCAGCAGGGAGTGTTTGGCGGTCAGGAAAGCGTTCCTACTCCTGTTACTAGTGTTGGTTCAGGATCAGGAGTAAACGCAGTTGCTCCGTTCACAGGCAATCTCATGCCGAATATGCCGCCGTTCCTTGCTGTGCGGTACATTATTAAGGCAAAACCGTACACTCGTGCTGCAATTATTGAAGGGATTGAAGTTCCGTACAACCAGTTGCTTGTGGGTGATATTCGCAGTGGGGTGTTGCGTGGTGGAGTTGGTTCGGGTGACGACTTGGTGTTCCGAACAAACACTGGAAATAATCTTGGAACGGAGCGGATGCGACTAATGAATGCTGGTCGATTAGGAATAGGTACTAATACACCAGGATACAGTGTCGAAGTGGTGGAATCCAGCACTCCCACAATAGCAGTAAGATCATCTGGAGGAAATGCTGTAGCGTTCTTGAGCGCACACGGGGGATCATCCGCTGCTGTAGGTTCACTCACTAATGTTCCGCTTTGCTTGTACACCAATGGTGTCGAGAGGGCAAGACTTCTGACAGGTTCATCAAGCAGTCTAGGAATAGGAACCACTGGTCCAGTAACCACTCTTTCCATTTACAATGGTGGACAGAATACAAATTTAAACACTTTTAATCAGGCTCTTGCTTCCGCAGGAATTCTTATTGAAACAGATTACACAGCGGCTGCGTATACACCTGGTATATTCTGGTCAACTAAGAATAATAACAACACTAAACCAAAAGCTGGCATTAATGTATACGAACAAGCTAACACCAGTGTGTTACTGTTTGGCACTAGTAATTCTTTCAGCACCGGTTTAACAAATAATGCTGTTAAAATCAATAGCTCGGGACACCTTAGTGTTGGTTTGTCTATTACAGACGCATTATCTCAAAGTGTTCCTCTTGTTGTATCCGGAGCAGTTCAAGCGGATTCATACAGTTTTAGGAGTTCTACAACTACTCCAACGATTACTAACAACGGTGGTCAGACTGGTATTGAGTGGTCAGCAAGCTCTGGAGGCAGTCTGTTAATAAAAACAGGGAGCTCTTCAAGAATTACTGTAACAGATACCAGCACAGTAATAGCTGGTTTGTTAGACTGTACGGCTGGTGGTTTTTTAGTGAATAATGCTAGTGTTATTGATGCTGTGAACTTGCCTATTGGTTCTATTGTGTGTGTTAATGTGGGTTCAAACGGTATAGCTCGTAACGAGACGACTAGTATTTATTTATCTACTGATCAAAGAGAGTACACCTCCTCACCTAATTCTAATCAACTCGTTGGAATATGGCGTTTTCGTGGGGTGTGTTCCATAAACGGAAGTACTATTATACAGTTGGCTCAGCGAGTGTCCTGAACTATAAATACCAGTAATAGGGAGAACATATGGTCGCTGAAAATTCACATTTTCCGTTTCCAACAAACATCACAGTTGTTCCTGAAACCACTTTGGTTATTCGGGATGACTATACGATTTTTATTGGTCCCGATGGTGTTGGCAGCGATACAAACGGTGACGGAACAGACACAAAGCCGTATGCCACACTAAAAAAGGCTTGGGAGCGTGCAGGAGAAATTTTAATTAGGGGAAATGCCACTCTGTACATCCGCTTTCAGCGCGGAATATACAATATTACTAATTCCGAAACTTTTTTCCCCATTAATCTGTTTCATCCAAACGGCGACCGTATTATTATTGAAGGCGATCCTGCCCAAATAAAACAGCAATACGTGTATAGGGTTCAAAACTACAGTTGGGACTACTTTAATTACAGTCACTACGGTCACACAGGCGATGTGTTTGTATGGGGCAGAACCGCAAGTTCTGGAACAGGAACCACTGCTCACGGATTCACAGGCTCATTAACTCAGAGTCTAACTGATATTGGAAGATACGTTGCTATTTCTTATCCAGCAATGTCTACTCCTGATTATTATCAGGATGCTCAAAATAACATACTTCTACAGAGATTCGAAGCTCTAGATCCTGGTTGGGATTCTGCTCAGTTTACACGAAGTTTTGAATCGTATGCTGATATGTGGTATTCGCACGGCAAATCGCACGATACTCCATTAGGAATTGTGGGACTTGCCGTAATTGTTGGGGCAACTGCTGATCCTAACAAACTGTCTCTGTCTTTCAAAAACTCAAACAGGGATCCGCGTGTTCCGTCTTTTACTGACAGTAGTAGAGGTAAAATAGGCGGAACCCTTTCCAATTTTAACTTGTTTGGAATACCAGCAAATTTGCCCCCTGCACAGCAGTACTCTCCAAACGGATATTACGGTTGGACTGCATCAACACCTTCTGGAGTTACTTACACCACAAGTTATCCTACACAACCAGTCGGTGTTCCCCATGTAACACATAATCCTGTGTTGTTGTCTAGTTACCCTGCGGTTTTACGTATTAACAGAAGTTATACAGGATCACCTAATATAGGAATTTCTCCTATTCGAATTACTGGCGGAAAAATTAAAGCTATACGAAATATTGCTTTTGTGGACGAGCAGTTTGACGGTCTTTCTGCCGGAGCGCAAACCACGACTTTTGGTTTTAGTGGTTTACATATGGCAAACTATACTGGTGAAAGGTACACTTCACCGTGTTTCAGATTAGAAAACTCAGAAGTTGCAATACGCCATATAGGAATTCACGGATTTGGTGATCGTGCCTCTGGTTCTTCAATTCATTTAGTAAACTCTAAACTTACTGCGTTCAGTGATTGGATTGAATACGGAATGAATACTTCTGGTGCTGCTACAAATGTGCAGGATGAACACAATAGACAGTCTGATACTAATGCCTCTGTTGTGTATGCTCGACTTGGTTCAGGAAACAACACCCCAGTGTTGATGGTTAACTCTATTCGTGGAGCAATATACGCAGAAAATAGCCAAGTGTCTTTGGTTGCTGGTTTTGATAGAAGTAGTCATGCACAACCTAGGTGGGCTAGTCCGTTTCCTGCTTCCAGTCGTGCAAGCGAAGGTGTTTGGATGCAAACTCATGCAGGCACTCCAATAAGACTAATACGCTCCCATTGCGATATTAGTAGTGCAATTATTCTTAATCGAACTCAGTATCCTGCTTTTAGTCTTCGATTAAATCTTCCGCGTTTTAAAGGAATAACAATGTCTACAGGAAATACCACAGGCATTTATTCTGCGGAAAAATGGGGATTATCTGCTGCCTGGAGTTACGGACCCCCCTCGCCATCGTCATCGTTTAAAAGCGTGGTGCTGTACGCAGACGGTGTTACTATTGGAAGAATTATTGGAGCTTTAAATACTGGAGAGACATCAAACAATACCTTTAGTGGTAGTTCATTTTTTCCGGCAGGTTCGGGAGCAGTTGGATCCATTAATATGCTGTATTATGGTGTGCGGTTTGGTGATCCTTCACTGGTAAATACTCTTCCAGATTTGCAAACTTATTTGACAACCAATAAAAAGATTGAAATGATTGGTTACAGTGATAGTGCCGAAAGCATAACCACCTCTAAACTTGTTATTGAAGGAGCAACAATTGGTGTAACAACAGACAACTTAACAGGTTTGCAGCTTCGTAGTATTACTCCTACTTCTTCCCTTGTACAGTACGATACTTCTAGTGGTACTCTTTACGGTGCTAGACCAGTGCTTTCGTCTACTGGCACTAATTTTCCCGGTACAGTAATAAACGAATCCACAATTCTCTTAAATAATTCTACTATTACTCTGCAAAAAAATCTTGTGGTGAGCGGTGGTGCTTGCGGAGTATTGGCAGTAAACAAATCAAAACTACAAACTTTAAATGTTGCAAACAACAGCAATACCTCGTATTCGTGTATAATGGGTGAGTTTTTTACTGATGCGTGTTTACTGGCAAAGAGTGGATCAGTTATTTCTGTTTCCTCTCTTCTTACACGACATCCAGATGTGGTTGGTGGAAGTGGACGAGTTGCATCTGTAGCAGCTGACGGATTGGGATCTGTAGTAAATCTTGGTTCTACTTGTGTTTTGGTTACTCCAACCAGAGTTCCATCAGGAGCAACCTTATGGACTTCTCCTTCTTCGCCGAGTACCCCTGCTCTCAACGGGAGTGCTGTTTCTGCTGTTAGTGCGCGAAGACACGGAGCAGTCTCGTTTGGACACGTACGAACAATACAATATCAAAGAGATCCAAAAGTGTTTATTCTTTCAGACGGTGCAGCATACTCTGGCACTGATACTATTAACGAAGAAAGACGAGACACTAATCTGGTTCAAATGGAGGCTGTGTTTGGTGGAATAATTGCTCCGTTTTCTGATACGACTCCAACTTCAGCGTTAGGTACTAACGGCAATACTTTTGGAGTTTTACGAAACATTGGTTGGTCTGGTCCATCGTATAAACTTCAAGTGTGTCAAACAGACGAAACCAAAAGATTCTACAATGTTTCTGACACAGGACGTATGTACCGTTTCTGGAATCATCCTTTGGGAGTATCGTCTTCAAATTCAACTCTAAACACAGCTTTTTATTCACTGCCTATAGTGTTATCTTCTAACGGAACAAGTTACGGTGAGTCTGGAGTGATTGAAAGCGGAAACTCGACTAACTATACCAGCAGGATATCAACTCCTTGTCTTGGTACTGGTCGTGGATACAGCGGAGGATTTGTTCATGTAGGATCAGATAACAAAGGTGGAGTGTTTCCATACCAAATTTTCTAAGCAAAAACAGCAATGACAGAAATACTTAAAATCAATAAACTTACGGGAGAAATGACCCGAACATCTGGAACTCCCTCTACTTTTGCTCCCCTTGACATGAATACGCACAGGTACGTGTTTGTTTCAGACGGACAAACCCCAATACAAAAAGGACACGCTGTTCTTCCTGGAGACAACAGCCCTTTACAAAAATCTGTTTTACTGTCTCCAACTTCAGAGCAAGCACTATCTGGACCAATTTACGGTTCTGGTTTTAATATAGGCGAATTACTGTATCAAACCACTATTCTGCCACAAGTTCAGAACTATTATTTGATTGGTGGAATTAGTCAGTCTGAGTACACTCCTGTGGTAGCAAATGTTGGATTTACTCTTGGTTCAGGAACTACATTTGGGTTTGTTGGGCGCAAATGTATGCAGTTTATGGGAACTCCTGCCGATTCCGCAGAACAACCTGCTGCAACAGTGGTTCTTCCTGTACCAATAGATTCTATCCATTTGAATGATTTTTTGGTTAATGGATTTTTGTATCTGAGTCAAACGCCTTCGGCAAACTACGATCCTGTCGTGGTTGGAGTGGTAAATAACATCACATCACCAACCAACACAGACGCTTGGGTTGTTGATATTGACTCTGATTCTACGAAACGAGTTCGTTTTCAGTGGGCCACCACAAACAATTCAGATGTTGGATTTCCTAACTCCATATATGTTACTCCTACTTACGGAATAACTTTGAATACCTGGCACCACTGGGCAGTAGCGTACAGCAATGTAGGCGGCAGTGCAGCAGTTTCTACTTATTGGAATGGAAATCGCACCGCTACTTCTACAAGTGGATTCTCTGGGTCTTTTAGAAACAATGCAAATAACCGTGTTTCGGTGGGTGCAGACAAATCTGGATACAGTCCTCTAAAGGGATACCAATCAAATCTTTTGATTAGTGGAGGATCTGCCTCAACCGCTCTTCTTGGTTTTTTGCATGGGCTTACTGCCCCTGTTCCAATAAGAGATCATGTGGCAGGACAGTACACCTTTGCTTTAATGAGTGGAAACGGACCACTTGGGCAGTCGTTGTTTCCTTGTGATGTTAAAAATAGAGTTACTTCTGTTTGTGATGGAGTGTTTAACAACACTGCGTATGTTTCTAGTTTACAAATAGAATCAAATTCTCTCTACAGAGAGGCAAAGGGACTTACTGCCTTTATCGGTGTGTGCGGTGGACACAGTACAAGTGGAGGAACCACAGCAAATTCGTATGTGTTTGGATACGACAGTGGATCGTGTATGGTTGTTGATTCTGTTTCCCAATTAATGGGTCTAACGCAAGCACAGGATGCGGAAAGTAATAGACTTCAAATGACATACCGTACACTGCTTGGTGGAGTACCACTGGTGGGATCGTGTGGAGACACAGGGCCTTTAAAAACACTATTTTCGACGTATCCAACAGGATACGCAGGGACTTCTCTATCGTTTTTAGCCAATGAACAAAATATTGCCTACTTGAATAATCTTTACAACTACACTCAAGTTTCGGGTGTTACAAGTACACAGTACATTACTGACTACTTCGGAAACTCAGTAACAATGGGTGTTTCTGGAGTTGTTGCCCTGCGTACAGATGTGCTTACATATATTAATAGAGCGACAACCGAATTCGGAATTGTACAATCTAAAATTAATGGAGCAACCCTTCAGGCTAATCTAAAGACTATTGCCGGATTTTCTACCGAAGCTCTTGTACAGCCTCTTTCAGTGTTGAGTGAGAATAACAGATCCATTAGCATACAACGAGAAAATTCAATTGTTGGTGACTTTAAGAAGGCAGAAAAGGTGTATATTGAAGGAAAGTATGATCCAACAAAACCAACAAAACCCAGTCTTCAAGTTGGTTATGGATCTGAAAATTTGTAATAGTTATTGGGGTGTAAGTTTATTCTTCTTAAAGATGCAGCATGAAATTAATCCATTACGATTTTGAAACCATACACATCAACGGAACCGCGTATTCATTCAGTGATTTTAAGAAATTAGAACCACAATACTCTGCTCCTTATGGGTTTTCTGTACGGGTATACGAGCGCGGCAAGATTCACTACGCATCGGACGGATTCAATACCATTTATTTGCCTGTTGAGTGTCCTGAATGCAACAGAATATGTGACCGAGAAGGAGAATTGTCTAGATTAGTATTGAGACTGAGTAAAGAATGTAGAGGCTGGTGACTCGTTTTGTTCTCTAAATACTTAAAAGGAGAACTGTATGCCACTGCCTACAAACAGACAAGAATTTAAAGAGTACTGTCTTCGCGCACTGGGTGCACCAGTCATAGAGATTAATGTGGACGACTCACAGGTCGAGGATCGTATCGACCAGGCCATTCAGTATTTTAATGACTGGAACTCGTTGGGTATTCAGCGGGAGTACTGGAAATATCAGGTTACTCAGGAAGACATTACCAATCAGTATATCAACACAGACAGTATTTCTCCCAATGGTCCAAGAATTCAGAATATTACCAGAGTTTTTCAGGTGGGGTTCAACCTACAGATCAACAACATTTTTAATATTCGTTATCAAATGGCCCTAACAGATTTTTACGGACTCCGTACAGGCAACATGAAAATAAGTGATTACGTGGGCACCATGCAGTACATTGAGATGTTGCAGCAATTACTAGATCCAGAAAAACAGATACGATTCAACAAATACATGAACCAATTAAAAATAGACATGAACTGGAGCGATTTTACTCCAAATCAGTGGCTGCTGATTGAGGGGTTTTCTGTGATTAACCCTGAAGAGTACAGTGACGTGTGGAACGATGCCATGTTAAAAAAATATGCCACTGCACTTATTAAACAGCAGTGGGGTATAAATCTATCAAAATTTGAAGGCATTCCAATGCCAGGCAACATTACATTTAACGGTCAGCGTCTGTACGAAGAAGCAACCAGTACCATACAGAGTATTGAGGATAGTGTGTTGTTAAAATACCAAGAACCACCTGACTTTATTACAGGATAAACATGACTGTTAATCCGTATTTTCGTAGAAACAAAAAGGGGGAACAAACCCTTATAGAATCTCTCACGACCGAGGCAATAAAAATTCACGGTCACGACATGGTGTACATTCCACGGGAAACAGTAAAAGAAGACTTTATTTTGGGTGAAGAGGTGTCACAATTCACTGATGCCAATCGCATTGAAATGTACATGGAGAACGCAGAAGGTTACGAGGGCGATTCAGAGATGTCTCGCTTTGGTTTGGACGTTCGTGAATCTGCTACTTTTATAGTTTCTCGCAAACGGTTCATGGATGTAATGGGACACCATAAAGATATTCAAAAAAATAGTCGTCCACGAGAAGGCGATCTACTGTATTTTGATTACCCGTCTAGTCTTTTTGAAATCAAGTTTGTTGAACACGACAATCCGTTTTATCCTGGAGGCGAACTGTATTCATTTAAACTTATTTGTGAAGCATTCAAGTACTCCAACGAGAAGGTCGAAACAGGAGAAACAACAGTGGATTCGGAAATACTTACTACATCAGATTACCTTGTTGGTATAACTCTAGGATCCGGTAATGGAACATATACTGTAGGTGAAGGGGTGTATACAGGCACCGTGGAGAATAAACTTGCTTACGGTCGGGTAAATTTGTATAGTGCTCCTGTTGGTGGCACCAAGTTTATGCGAGTCAACAAACAAGAGGGCGTGTTTAAGGTGGACGATCTTCTTATTGGTTTGGTGAGCGGAGCATCGTATACTATTACCGGTGTTTACAAAACCACAGTTAGTGCCACACACGAAGACAATCAAGATAATGAGCAGTTGGAAGTGGAAGAAAACAGTGATAATATTTTTGATTTTACTGAAACTGATCCATTCTCTGAAGGTAATTACTAATGTTTACCAATTTCTATAATGGGTCTATACGCCGCATGGTTGTGGCATTTGGTTCGCTGTTTAATCAGATATACATTGACAAGGCGGATAGTGGTGGTACAAAAACCGTGCTTGTTCCCATATCGTATGCGCCCAAAGAAAAGTATAAAGTGCGTTTGGAAAGCGACCCAAATTTAACTAATCCTGTTGGAATTGTGTTGCCACGAATGGCATTCGATATTACTGGATACGCTTACGATTCTGCTCGAAAGCGAAACAGTTTACAGAAAAACATTATAAGACCAAATACGAATGCCCCTGTTGGTGTTGATTTCACCTACTCGGAAGTTCCGTACAACATTGATTTTGGACTGTACATTTATGTGCGTAACATGGAAGACGGGTTACGAATCGTGGAACAGATTCTGCCTAATTTCACTCCCGAATTCATTGTAACAGTAAATTTTGATGATGTAAACAAGAAAATAGATGTTCCCATTTACCTTAATTCTGTATCGTCAGAAGAAGACTACGAAGGCGATTTTCAGACTCGCCGTTCCATTGTTTTTACTATTAATTTTACTATGAAGAGTTATTTGTTTGGTGCAAAACGAAACTACAAAGAAATTCGTGTGGTTGAATCAGGGTTGTGGAGCTCTGATGTGTTTGAATCAGACTTTCTTGCTGGAATTACATACTATCCAGGAATTACTACAGACAAACCAAACTACGCGGAAGTTGTGGTGGGTATTTCTGGTCCAAGTGGTGCAAGTTCAAGTCTAAACATATACACCCAATAGATTGGAATATTTAAGGAGTGTTTTTATGAGCGGATTTAACAATATAGAAAAAGCTTTAGAAGTAGAACCTGCACAAGAACCAACAAACACAGGGGTTTCAAAAACCGCAATTGTTGTACAGGTTGACTCTGCTCCTCTAACAGAAGAGCGACTAGAAAAAGACTTGAAAACAGATTATGAAATTGTGAGAGAAAACCTTAAAGACCTTGTTGACATGGGAAAAACTGCATTAGACGGGGTGATTCAGGTGGCACAAGAAGGGGATCAACCTCGTGCCTATGAGGTGGTGTCTCAATTAATCAAAACTCTGGCTGAAACTAATCGTGAACTAGTTGATCTGCACAATCGTGTAAAGATCATTCGTAAAATTGATCAGAGTGTAACAAATACCAGTACAACCAATCAATCTATTTACGTTGGTTCAACAAAAGAACTACAGGACATTATTAATTCTTCTCGGTCTTCTACAAAGGCATTTAATAATCGTCCAGATATTGGTGATGTGGTTGAGAACGACAGAAACAAACAATGAGTAAAAAAAGCATAAAGTATCTTGGCAACCCCAATCTGAAGGCAGCAGGGGTAAACGTAAACTTTTCTCCTGAACAGATTGAAGAGTACATTAAATGCGCCAAAGACCCTCTGTACTTCATTAAGAATTATGTAAAAATTGTGTCTCTTGACAAGGGGGTGGTGCCTTTTGAACCGTACGACTACCAAGAAAAAATGATACAAACTATTCACGAAAACCGATTTGTAATTGGTAAACTGCCCCGTCAGACAGGTAAATCTACAACCATTATTGCGTATATGTTACATTATGTGCTGTTTAATCAGAGCATGAATGTTGCTATTCTTGCAAACAAACTCAATACAGCTCGTGAACTGCTTGGGCGTTTGCAGTTGGCGTACGAGTACTTGCCTATGTGGTTACAGCAGGGTGTGGTGGAGTGGAACAAAGGATCAATAGTTTTAGAAAATGGTTCTAAAATATTTGCGTCTGCCACATCATCGTCTGCTGTGCGAGGCGGTGCTTTTAACTACATTTTCTTGGACGAGTTTGCGTATGTGCCACAGAATGTGGCAGAAGAGTTTTTCTCGTCTGTGTACCCCACGATTACGAGCGGAAAAAGCACAAAGGTAACTATTATTTCAACGCCCAAGGGGTTGAATATGTTCTACCGCTTCTGGGTAAACGCAAACAAGCAGCGAGGAGAAGAAGGCAAGAACGAATATGTGCCAATAGAGGTGCATTGGAGTGATGTACCGGGTCGTGACGAAGAGTGGAAAAAACAGACTATTGCTAACACCTCCGAGGAGCAGTTTCGCACAGAATTTGAAACAGAGTTCTTGGGTTCAACAAACACACTTATCCATTCAGAGAAATTAAAGTGTATGGTGTACCGAACTCCTGTGTTTTGGAACAACGAGGGGCTACGAATATACGAAAAACCTGTAGCAGGACACAACTATGTGTCAGTGGTGGACACTGCACGGGGACAGGGACTGGACTACCACGCGTTCTCTGTGATTGATGTGTCGGCGTTTCCGTATCGGGTTGTTGCTACTTTCCGCAACAACCAACTGCCCCCCATGCTGTACCCCAATGCCATCTACTCCGTGTTACGCCAGTACAACAACGCGTACTGCCTAGTGGAGGTAAACGATATTGGTGGTCAAGTTGCAGACATTCTTCATGACGAACTAGAGTACGACAACATAATCTATGTGTCTCAAATGGGGTGCAAGGGGCAGGTAGTGAACGGCGGTTTTGGATCTAGGGGCGGTTCGGTAAAGGGTGTAAAGACCTCTAGTGCAGTAAAGCGTATCGGCTGCTCTATTCTAAAAAGTCTGATAGAGGACACCAAACTGATTGTGGAAGACTTTCACACCGTGGACGAGATGTGTACCTTTGTGGCAAAAGGCGATTCCTTTGAGGCAGAAGACAACCATAACGACGATCTAGTAATGACTCTTGTGCTGTTTGGGTGGCTCACCACTCAGGCATATTTTAAACAGATCACGGGCAGTGATATTCGTAAAGACCTGTACGAAGACCAGATGAAGGCACTGGAAGAGGAAATGACCCCCTTTGGTTTTGTGGAAGACGGCAGTGTAGAAACCAATTTTATCGACACTGGTGGTACTAGTTGGAGTCTTGGAAAACAAGAAAACCTAGATACAGGGTGGACAATTTAGACTATTTTCTGAATTTTTGTAAATAATACATATACGCAGAAGTGCAGTCATAGAATTGAGTTCTTCACGAAGGAGACACACCAATGGGATTTAGAGTAAGCCCCGGCGTAAGCATTAAAGAAATTGACCTGACCACTATTGTTCCCGCAATTGCAACCACTCCAGGCGGCTTTGCAGGGTATTTCCATTGGGGTCCGGTGAATGAGATTGTTACTGTTGCCAGTCAAAACGAACTGGCAAGCATTTTCCAAAAACCAGACAACGACAACTTTGTGGATTTTTTCACCGCAGGAAACTTTTTGTCCTACGGTAATAACTGCCAGGTTGTGCGCGTGGTTGGTAGTGGTGCTGCCAACTCGCAGTCCACCAATGCTGGTGTTACAGGAGTTGCCAAACTGGTTATCAATAACGAAACCCAGTTTGGTGCAAGTGCAGGAGGTTTATCTTCAACCGAAGCAGTTGCCGGCGTAGTTTTTGCAGGCAAGTATCCAGGCGTTTTGGGCAACAGCCTAAAGGTGGTTGTTACCAGCGGAAACGGGATTACCGGTGGATCTCTTGCGGCAGAAGCTACATTAGGAGCCACATTCATAGACATGATTACTACTGGTCAAAATCAAGTTCGATACTTTTCGGTTGGAGACACCATTACCTTTACTGACGGCACAAGCGTTACCGTAAAGGGCATCCAAACAGGAACTAATGCAAGCACTACTTTCACCGACAGAACACCAGTGTTCGGAGACTTTTTGGGTGGTGTGACTAGTGGTATTACTCTAACCGCTTCACCAGCAAATCCACGGGTACGCATTCTTTTAAACACTCTGCTTCCCAAAACACAAGGCATCAGCACCTCATTTGCGATCAAGAGTGTGTACGCAGGCTATGTGACAACAGGTGCAACCACTTCGGTGTTTGCAGCAGACGCAGGCGGTGCTGGCGACCTTATCAATGTGCTTGTGTTGGACAAGGAGGGCAAGTGGACAGGCACTCAAAACGGGTTGATTGAGAAGTTTGAGGGCTGCTCACGTGCATCTGATGCACGCAACTTTGACGGCAGCAGCAACTACTACCGTACTGTTGTAAACGAGAAGTCTGATTATGTGTGGGCAATTCGGCAGGACATTGCAGCAAACACTGCTCATTCTGGAAGCAAGACCGACTATATTGCTCTTGGTTCCGACATTTCCTCTGCCACTACTGTTGGAGCAGGAGTAAACTCCTTCCACCTTAAGGGCGGTCTTTCTGGTGGTAACCCATCCGATTCTGACCGGTGGGCAAACGGGTGGAGCAAGTTTGCAGACGCAGATGCGGTTGATGTTTCACTGCTTCCACTGGGAGATGCCACTCCAACCCTTGCACAACTGGTCATTCAAAACGTGTGCGAGAAGCGGTTGGACTGCATTGCGTTCAAGTCTCCTGGCAAGTCTGATGTGGAGAACAAACTCCCGTACGAAGCACTAAACGCCATCAAGACCTTCCGCGACAGCACTTTCAATGTGAACTCTTCGTATGCAGTGCTTGACAGCGGTTGGAAGTACCAGTTGGACACCTTTAACAACCTTGTTCGACTGGTGCCACTGAACGCAGACATTGCAGGTTTGGTTGCTCGTACCGAGTTTACCAACGAAGCGTGGTTTTCACCCGCAGGGTTTAACCGTGGTCAAATCAAGGGTGTGGTAAAGTTGGCGTACAACCCGTCAT